CTGGACAGGCGCCACTATGGTGCCGCTCATGACGGCCTCGGCAGTGGCCTTCAACATGTTGGTGCGCTTGGCCCAGACAGTGGCAATGTCCGTCCACGTCGGATTCCCGATGGGGCCGCCATAATCCGGGTCTGTGGCCTGCACAAGGGCCTGAATCTTGATCCGATGACACAGATCGCCCGCAGCGAGGCTCATACGCCCAACCCTCGGCGATACGGCCAAAGGAAGCTGCGGGCGCCCATCGGTATTTCGACGGCGACCGCGCTTGGTGATACCTCGACGGCCTCACGGTTGCGCCACAGGTGGCCGAGAATCATCAGCATACCGATGCGGATCGCCTCGTTGATGACGATCCCGCCATAGATGCGTTCCGCCTGAGCCTGTGCAGCCTTGAACGACGCATCGGCTGCCTGTTGCGCAGCCTCCTTGGCCGCGCCTTGGAGGTCGTTCGCCGCCGCCTTGGCCGCGTTCCAGTCCGCCTCTGCCGAAGTGAGCATCGCCGGCACGGCCTCAATGGCTGCCTGCAAAGATGCCTCGTCCGCGTACACCTGCCTGTCCAGGAAGTCGACGGCGACCTGTATCGCGGCGCCGACGTAGAACGCCACGTCGGCATCCGCATCCTCACGCAGGTGCGCGATGGCCTGATCGGCGGTGAGCAGCCCGTTCTCGCTCACGTTTACTTGCCCGCGGTCTTCTTCGTCTTCGCATCAGGCTTGGCGGGCGCCTGATCGCTCGCCAGCCCGGCCTTGATCAGCTCCTTGCCGTGGGCATCGCTGTCGGGCTCGAACTCCTTGCCTTCCGGAACGACGTAGCCTCGAACGCGGATCGGTCGAATTGCGTACAGTTTCATGTGGAACACCTCATGGGATTAGTGAGACCGTGCCCGCACTGTCGCGGGCACGGATGGGCAACGCCTTACTGCCCGTTACCAGCTGCCGGCGGCGTCAGGGTTCCGTAGATGAAGGCTTCGGGGCGCTTGACCGCGAGAGCCAGGCGCTCCTCGCACCGGATCGTGATCATGTTCTTCTCGAAGTCATCGTTGTTCTCGGTTGCAATGACCACGTTCGCGTCCTCGCGGTCATAGATCTGCGCGCCGCCCTTGAAACCACCGGTCAGGAACTTGCCCACCATCGCGGCGATCTCGGTGGGGACCACCGGCAGGGCCCACAGCACCGGCCCGAGCAGACCCAGCGGGTTGGCGACGATGTAGCGGCCCATCGCGTCCTTGGTCAGCTCGATGCGGGCCCAATCGGTGTAGTGCAGGACCGTGCCGCTGGCCGGCAGACGGGCCAGCTGGGCCTGCAACATCGCAAGGCGGATGTCATCGATGGGCGTCTGCGCGTTCACCTCGAAAGCGGGGGCATAGGCCGACGCCTGCGGCACGATGCCCTTCAGATGCACGCCGGTGCCGTCGCCGAACAACAGCTCCTCTTCCTCGGCGTACTTGAGGCCGTACAGCATCTCGGAGTCGATGTCGCTGGCCAACTGCGTGAAGTCGTCCAGCACCTGCTTGGATGCCTTGAACAGGTGCGCGATCGTCGTCACCGCGGTCGTCTTCGGCTCGTAGCTGATGGTCGACTCGGGCTTCTTGGTGTTCTCCGCCACCACCGCCGCATTGTTGGTGAAGCCGGTCTGCTGCACCCAGAAGATCGCGGGCGCCTTGGTGCGGCCCACGCTCAGCAGGTCGCGGACGAAGAGACGCCGCTTCGGTAGCGCAGAGATGTTCGGATCCCGGTCCGGCTCGATCACGCCAGCCGGGACGTCAACGCTGGTCAGTGCCGCCCGTACGTCCCGCACCGGGATGCTGATGCGGGTGCGCTCGTTGCCGCTGACGCGGGACGCAAAGTCCTTGAGGCCATCGAATGCGACAACCTGGGCGCCTGGGGTCTTGATCTTCTCGCGCTCGCTGCCCTTCTGGGCGCGAACCACGTTCTGCTCGGTCTGTTCGAGCTGCTCCTTCAGCTTCGCCTGGGCCAGGCTCAGGGCGTTGATCTCGGTCAGGGCCTTATCGACCACTTCCTTGGTCTCAGCCGACAGCGCGCCGGACTTCTTCGCCTCGGCCAAGGCGGCCTCGGCCCTGCTGTCGAAAGTCGCGGTAGCCGTGTTCAAGGCGGCGGTCACTTTCTCGAACAGCTGCTCGTTGGTCATGGTGCTCATGCGGGTTCTCCGGTAACGGATAGGGGGATACCGAGCGTCAGCGCCAGCAATGCGGCCTGGACATCGGCGAGTTGCTTGCCCGTTGGGGCTGGGGGTTCGGCAGCGCGAGGCGTACCGGAGTCGACAGCGCTGGGCGTGTCGTCGTGTCCGGCAGCGCCAGGCATGCCGGACTTAAATTCGTTGAGGAGGGCGCGACGCTCGCTGCGTGAAAGGCCCGCCTGGGCAAGGATCACATCGAGGCGCTGGGCCGCGATCTGGTGGCGTTCCGCGGCTCGGGCGTCCTTGCGTACCTGATCGGCTGGCAGGAGAGCATCCGCGTACCCGTCGTCCACGGCCTTCTGGCCGCTGATCCATGTTTCGGCGTCCAGAAGCGCCTGGATGGCGGTCACCGGCTGACCCGTGCGCTGGGCGTAGACCTCCGCCATCGCCGCATCGAACTGATCCAGGGTATCGGCCAGGCTGCGGAAATCCTCCGCACCGCCGGCGGCCACGGCCGCCGAGTTGTGGATCATCAGGAAGCCGGCCTTCGCGATCTCGATGCGGTCACCCGCCATGGCGATGACCGACGCGGCCGAAGCCGCCACGCCGATCACCTGCACGTTCACCGCGCCCTTGTAGCCGCGAAGCAGGTTGTAGATCGCCAGACCCTCGAAGTAGTTGCCGCCCGGGGAGTTGATGGCAACGGTCACCGGCCCACTCATGCCACGCAGCGCACCAGCGATGCGCTTGGCCGTGACCCCTTCCCCGGTCCACGGGTCGGACCCGATGGGCTCCAGGATGGAGATCGTGTTCGCCTCACCAGTAGCCGCTGCCGTGATGCTCCGGTCCCATCGCTCCAGGGCTTGGGGCGTCAGGTCGCACCGTGCGGCGCGCAGGCGCGTGGAGGCCTCCGGCAGGGCCGGAAGGTGTCGGATCGTCATCGGATGAACTCCTAAGCGGCTTGCTGCAGGGGCTGTGTCCGCCTGACAACGGCGGCCAACTCGTTGAGGCTGGCTTCCAAACGGTCCACGCCGAGCCACGAGGCCATGGCGGATCTCGCCTGGGCGTCGCCCGTGGCGACCTCCTGACCCAGCTTGTCCAGTGGCACCAGGTTCACCGCAACCGTGAAGGTGTCGCCGCCAAGGATGCTGCCCAGGTTCTCCAGGTGCCTGACTTCATCCCTGCTCATCCATCCGTCGTTGAGCGCGGCATGGTAGTAAGCGGCCCGGCCCGCACTGTCGGCGCGAAGCAGGCCCTCGACTGCGAATTCAGGGTAGACACCCTCGACCTCCTCCGGACCGAGCAGGCATCGGACCAGCTCCTGCTCGACATTGACCAGGATTGGCCGCAAGCAGTCGGTGAGGAAGGCCATGTTCTGGGCCTCCGAACTGGAGGCCCAGCTCGACGCCTTGTCCATGTGGCCCACCTTGAAAGGCGGCACCCGGAACCAGCGGCAGATCTCCTCGACGCTGAAGCTCCGGGTTTGCAGCATCTGCGCAGCCTCGGGGTTCATCATGATGCCGGAGTATTTCAGCCCCGCCTCCAGCACCATCAACTTGCCCGAATTCTTCGACCCGGCGAACCGCTCCACATTTTCCCGGAGCGCTTCACGCTGCGCCTGCGTAAGGGTTTGGTCGGACGACAGCACACCCGATGCTTGCAGCCCATTGGCGAAGACCGACGCGGCCGCCTCATCCGCCGCCATTGCCGACCCGAAGACATGCCGGCCGGCGCTGATCGGCAGCATGCCGGATATGCCATCCAGGCCGAAGCCACGGATATGCATCATCGCGGTCTCGGGAATGACGCGCTCCGTCCCGCTCTCCCGGTAGCGGTACTCCAGCTGCCCTGTCTCCAGCCGGCTCACCGTCATGCCCTGCGGGAGGAGGGGATTCAGCGCCACCAGCTTCCTGCCCAGATAAACCTTCTCGACGAAGGCGTTGCCCCACAAGCATAGGCTTGCGATGACCTGCAACATGAAGCGTGCAGGCGTCATCTCCGCGTTGGGCGACTGGCAGAGCACCCGGTACAGCGGGTGGTCGGTTGCCCTCACCCGAGATCCGTCCGCCTGCCGCCGGTACAGCCGCAACGGCAGCGTGGAGATCGTCTCGGAGATGAGCCTCACGCACGACCAGGCCGTGGACAGCTGCAACACCGAGTCCACGGTCACCGGTTTGCCGCTGGACGACACGCCGAACCAGTCCGCCCAGAAGCTGGCCGTTGTCGCGTAAACCGCGCGCCCAAGCCACTTCGTCAATCCAGCGCGGGCCTGGGGCACGAGATCCGTGTTTCGGATCGGCGTGATGCCTTGCGAGATGACCGAGAGGAGGCCGTGTCGGGCGTTCACGCGCTAAGCCCTCGCATGCCTCGATGCACGATCCAGGCCATGCTCCAGAAACATCCACACGCAGCCAGGAGCGCCCAGCCAGCGCCCGCAAGCAGAAATACGCCGCCGACGCAGCAGGTGGCGCCCAAGCCCACCAGCAGCAGAAAGAAAACAATGGGTGCCATCAGATGCCCACCATGATTGGTGCGGAGAAGAAGCCTTCGATGTCGCCGCCGTCCGGCAAGTCCTCGGCCGCGCCACGCGCCATGGCCAGCGCCACCACGCCGTCAATGCGGCCCGTGGCCTTCTTCTTCGCAAAAATGCGGTTGTCCTTGTTGTCCGCTTCGAGCACCGCACTCGCCGCGTTCCAGCGCAGGCAGGGGTTCGGGAGGATCTGGATCGCCTCTTCGGCGATGTCCTTTTCCAGCAGCTCGATGCTACGAGGCATCCACAAGCCCGAGTCCTGCGCCTTGTAAAAGCCCTGACCGTGGGGCACCAGGTCAACGTCGACCCCGGCGCCCGCCAGCTCGGGCTCCATGTACTTGATCCGGTAGGCGTCGAACGCGATGGCCGCGATGTCGAACTTCGCACTCAACTCCGCAATCCGCCGTGCCACGACGCCATAGTCCACGGCCTTGCCCGCAGGCGCATGGATGAAGCCCTTCTTCCGCCACACGTCGTAGGTGACCCGATCCGTCTTTTCCCGATCCAGCAGCGTGTCGCCTGGCGTCCAGAACTCCACGAAGGCGCGTTTCACCCTCGGGAAGTACAGCGCGAACGCCGTCAGGTCGCGTGACCCCGAAAGGTCCAGCCCTCCGTAGCACCGTTCCCCACGCAGCGACTCGATGTCGAATGGGTGTTCGCAGGCAAGCCATGCGTCCGCATGGATCCATGGCGAGGCCGATTCGACCCACTGGCAGAAGTTCAGCCGCCGGACGATGCTCTCCTGCGAGGGCATGCCCCGCGCCGTGGTCACCAGCTCGCGCAGGTACTGCGCGCCGAAGGTGTACCCGAACGACGGATTGGCCTTGGGCCAGCAACTCTCATCCTTGAATGGATCGTCCCCCTCATCCAGCGAGCAGATGAAGGCGAAAAAGGCGTCATCCTCAACGAGTCCAGCCGCGACCTTGCGGCCGTACTCGTGATAGTCGTAGCAGACCGAGGTTCGGTCATGCCCCGAGTTGGTGATCATGAACATCAGCGCCTGCCGGCGGCCCTTCGTGCCGGCGCGCATCATCTTGATGACCTTGTCGTCCTTGTGCTCGTGCACCTCGTCGATCAGGCTGATGTGCGGCCGCGGCCCCGACTGACCGTCATCCGCCGAGATCGGCCGGAAGAACGATCCCGTCGCCTCGTAGGACAGGTTCCACGTCTTCTCGCCCGTGCCCGAGGTCTTCAGGCGCTGCCTCAGCGCGGGCGACTGCTCCCGCATCGCCACCGCGTCGCGGAACAGGATCATCGCCTGGTCCTTCTTCGTGGCTGCGGCATACACCTCGGCACGCGGCTCGTTGTCGGCAACCAGGCCGTACATGCCGATTCCTGCCGCCAGCGGCGACTTGCCGGAACCCTTCCCGGACTCGACATACGCGACACGGAACCGCCGGTAGCCGTCAGCCTTCTTCCAGCCGAACAGCGAACCGACGATGAAGGCTTGCCACGGCAGCAAGATGAAGGGCTTGCCCTCGAACTCACCGCCATTCAGCCGCAGCACCGTCTCAAAGAACCGTATCGCCCGGTCCGCCGAAGCAGTATCCCACCGCAAGCCCCGCTTGCCGCCCTCCTCCAGATCCTTCAGGTGCCGACTGCATGCGTTTCGGATGTCCGGACCCGCGAGAATGTCCCGATTCACCACCCGCCGGGCGTAGTCGGTCGCCCGGTCAGTTGAAGAACTCTTCTTCCGGGTTCGCGTGACCATCTTTGCCAAGTACCGCTACCTTGCTTCGCGCGGCGGGCGTCATGCCGAAGTGCGTCAGGTACGCCAGGAGCCGCCGATCGGCGTCTGCCAGCATGGCGACTGCCGGATTCGCCTTGATCAGGCCCGTTTCGGTCTGGTACGTGTGCCCCTGCACCGCAATGGCCGCGTGGAGGTGCCGGACCTCAGCCGCGCAGCCGCAGAGCCGCTCCAGGGTGTGCAGATCCGCCTCCGTCAGCACACGCATCTCGGCGGCCAGCGTGCAGAACACCTTCCACAGCGCCTTTTCCTCCTTCGAGAGGTGCGCAGGTGGCGCCTGATAGCCCGAAACAGGCAGTTCAGGAGCCGCCTTCTCCCTGCTCTTTCGCAGGGTCCCGCGAGCGCGCTTGACCTCCGCCGGTGTGGCGACACGGCCCCTCACAAAAAATCCCCCGAATTCTGGCTCGCTGCACAAAAAGGAGCGCGGCCGGTCACAAGGGCTGAGCCCTGAACTTTTGGACCCCCTACCCTTAACATTTCGTTCATCTTCGTGAATCTGTTCAGCTTCACGTTCAGGTTGTTCAGGTTCGGCCCGGGGCGTGCCAGTGATGCCCCGGGTCGACCGGCATCCCGTCCTCGTTGCATCCCGCCTCGTAGCCGCGGTGCTCGGATCGCTGCTTTGTCGCGTCGTGATGCGCTGCGCACAGCGTCTGCCAGTTGGAGCGCGACCAGAACAGCTTGAGGGACGCCTGGATCGCTCTCGCGTCCCCGCTCTCCTGCGCCTGCCTGAGCCGGTGCGGGGTCTTGTGATCGACCACCGTGCCCTCAGTGAGCTGTCCGGCCCGCCGGCACATCTCGCATAGGGGGTGCTCGCGCAGCCATGCCGTTCGCGCGGCGCGCCACTTCGAGCCGTAGACGTTGCTAGACATCAGTTGCCCTTCTGCGCCGCAGATTGCTTACGCCGCCAACCGCAGATCCGAGCTCCCGCTTCATCGTGATCCTTGATCTGCCGCGCCGTGCCATCCGTCAGCACATCCATCTTGCTCACGTAGATGGGCTTGGCCCAGCTGCAGCCGTTGTCGTTGACTACGGGCTCAGTCACGAGTCCAGCCTTCGTCGCGCAACTTGCCAGCAGCGGTAGCAGGATCGGAAGAAGCCACCGGCTGTGCCGGCGCGTCCGGTAGCGTGGCGGTATCGGATTCGACTTCATGACGCACCTCTGCGTGATCAGCTGCAGCTTGCGCAGCGGCCGCGTTGTTCTCGGCCTGCTGGGCCTGATGCTGAGCATCGATCTGGGCAGTAGCAGATGAGCTGCCCTGCCTGCGGCCAAGAAGATAAGCCGCGCCGGCGGCGACGATAGCTGCGAGGACAGCAATGACCCTAGTCTTGGCCGCGTTCCAAGCGTTGAGAAGCCAAGTCATTACGCACCCGCCTTGTCGCTGTCGTCGGGCCGGTGTCGATCGCCTCCCCCCTGGTCGTAGGCCACCAGCGCGGCGCCGACCAGGACAGCGACAACTTCGGCGATCTGGCCAGCAGATGAGTCGGTGACCGCGAGTCCAGCCAGGGCGGCGATCTTGACGATCAATCCGGCGTAGGTCGTGGGCTGACGCAGCCGCAGCAGCACCCAGGGCTTCAGCGCGCGCCAAAATGCGCTGACGCGCGGGCGAATCGTCGGACTCATCTGACCCACCCCTTCATACCGACTTGTTGGGCGTGCTGCTCGCGGAACTTGTCGTCCAACTCTTGCCGACGCTGCAACTCATTGAGTTGCATTTCGACCTTTGTGACGCGAGTCGTGAGATCTGGGATATTGGCCAGGGTCGCCGACATCTGAGACATCTGCTCCTGCAACTTCGCAATACTGACGATCTGCTGCTGCATCGAGCTAGCCATCCACACGATGCCCGCCAAAATCAGGCCCTCTAGCACAGTACGAACTGACTGCCAGTTGCGTGGCGGCGACTGATCGCTCATGTGACGTCTTCCTGTCTGACGGCATCGAGCGCCATGGCGTAGTTCGCCGCCCAGTGCTCCGGGCGCGGTCGCCCTGGCCTCCAGTTGCGCTCGTAGCACGCCCACGCGCCATCGGCGTCGCCGAGTGCCGGCAGCGGGGCTGGGTCGGTCCACAGCAGCAAGCGGGCAAACCCGCATGCAAGCAGGTCATCGCCGGCGAGCGCGATCCACACGCTGTACTCGCTCGCCGGACATGCACGCGCAGCGCACAGCCGACGAGCATGGGACGCACTTGACGGATGCGTCAGCACGCCGCGCACGCCGGCGCGCTCGAATTGCCACAGGCCCCTCGCAGGGCCACCTTCCGCCTGCGTGCGCGCTGCTAAGCCCGACTCCTGCAACGCGATGGCAAGCACCATGACTCGCGCCCGGTCATCCCACGGGACCGAGGGCAATAACTGGCTCGCCGGGCCTACGATGCGCCGGAGCGCATCGGCCGGGGAAATGGGCAGGGGGTGGGGCATGCCGGGTTCCGAAAAAACAAAGCCCCGCGCGGGGCGGGGCTTGGGAGGGTGCGGTATGGAGCTACTAATGGGCGCAGCTACCAGCAGTAGCCCTACAATAGCCCATCTTGTACACGCGATGCAACTGGCTTGTCGCAGCGCCTGCCGAGCCATCTTTCCGCGGCGCGCGCCTGCATCGCGTTGAACTCGTCGACGTCGATTTCCGACCACGACAGCCTGCGGCCCGTGACGCGAGCGAACACTTTGTGTATCGCCGCGCTAAACGTATGCCCATCACTATTTGCGAAGCAATACCATTCGCCTCGCGTCCGATAGGCGTCGAGTGCATATCGCACCCCCGCCTCGAATGACTTGGCATTAGTGCTGCTGCCGATCTGCGAAAACACAGCCCGAGTGAGGGGGAATGGGCATCCATGCGTTATGGCCTGTAGCCTCTTGTAGGGCACTGCACTCTGCCCGACTTTAACGAACACCTCGTCCTTGTATGCGAAGAAAAACGCATACACGAAATGCATCTCTGAGAGCCGAGTGAGTGACTGAAGGATTCCAGGCCGCTTATGCATGCGCGGGATCAGACCCGCACGTTTGTACTTACACAAGCCCAGGTGAATTACTAAACCCTATCGTTGCATAATTGGGCGTTGACAGTAGCTCGTATCGCGCTATACTGATCACAACAGAGCGGCACTCCCGCCAGCTCTGAACTGCCCCGGAGGCAACGCAAATGAACAAGTTCCGCGTCTATATCAACAACATCGATGTCGGCGTCTTCGCTGCTGAGACTGATTTCGACGCCCTTGAATCCGCGGGAGCCGTTATCGACGGTCTGATGACCGCTGACTCTTACGCGGTTCAGATCATTTGCGACGAAGAAGTCTTTGAGCGTGACGAGGCCGGCATGCCGGTTCACTACCGCGGCGAAGATGGTCTCGAATATGACTTCCGCTGATGGCTGAAACATGGACACCTTCAGTTACGGCCCCTTCGCACTAGCTCCCGGCCGCGCAATACGCTTGGCCGGCGTCCCGTCCCGCAGTTGGTCCTTCAGCTACAACTCCGATCTGCTCGCTGAGCGCAGCTTGCCGGACTCAGCATCGCAATCCGAGATCATCGATGCATTCTTGTGCGACCGCGCGGAGTTCATCCGTCGCTGCCGGCGCGAGCATGCAGCGAATCGAATCGCACTGGTCGATTTCGAAACAGGCGACGAGGTCGCGCACTTCTACAGCTTCGACAGTTGCGGCATGTCTCGCGGCTTGATCGATGATCGCTCGCGATACTGGATTCGCAGTGCCGACAGTCACTAC